CCCCTACCTAAAGTAGAAATCATATTGACAGCAGCACTAAAAGATTGAAAGGAATCAAAGTACATATTACAGGTGTAACTATTTGTTGTACAAAAATCAGCCCAATCAGAGAACTCCGAATAATTCATACGTCTGTAATCAACACCACCACCGTAATCTTGATTAACATGCATATCATAAACAGCCCATGCAGGGTTGTTTGCTGGTTTATCTTCCCACGCACTTCCTGTATATACAGAAACAGAGGTTCTGGTGACAAGTGCGGAAACTCTTGGCATACCCCCACTTAATTGATCAGTAGCAACCGCTTCAACTGCTAACAAAGACGCTCCAGGGAATTTAAAATCATCATATAAAACTCCTTGATTATAATCTAAGTAAACAGCGTTTCTATATCTTGAGGTAGTTGTGGGGTCCACTGTCAATTGCATTTGTACTTTGTAAAGAGCGGAAGTTAAATTATCCACTCTATATGATGTTCTAATAGCTCTGGCTGTTTTATCTGTAAGGGTTTCATTTACAATATCAACCCAAGCCGCACTATCATCTTGAGGTCTATACTGAATTCTAATGGTAACAGAAGTATTAGACAAAGCTCCACTATCTGCATAATAACACAAACCCTCTGGTAATGCTACACCTACCACGATTGCTTCAGCAGTACCACTAACATTTCTTTCTGTCCAAACATTATAGGCAATAAGGGCCCATACAGTAGTTTCAGTATAGCTATCATTAAAATAAGGAATGACTGTTTGATCATTAGTTCCGTACCTTAGAACTGTGGTAATGTCTGTATATTGAGCAACATCATTTTCATTTATTTCAATGTCCGCTATAGTATCCACCCCATGATCAACAATACCATGTAAGAGATACATACGCTGTTTATTATCAATACTCTTGATATATCTGCTTAATAGATATGGGAAGACACGAACAGTTCCATATAAGACAGGCCAGGGTTTTCCTTCTTCTCTAATATTATCTAAAGCATTCCAACCATAAGTAGGAGATTCAGTAGTGAGATTTTCACTTGTTCCTGAAAACGTTGGTACATCTGCTACCTGAGGTGGAAGAATAGCATTTACAACAGCCATACCAGCTACAGACATTGTAGCTCCTGCTGCCGCGGTCCATCCTGCTAAACTTGCCGCTGAGGCTTCTGCTCCAGCTAAGTATCCACCTAAAGCAGGAGCAAAATATACAGCAGCCGCAATAACCACAATAGTTGCTATTGTCCTTACAATATCATCTCCTGTAATCATTAAACAGAATACTAAATTATCTCCTTTTCGTGGAATACTTATTTGTAATTGTTCAAAGGAAAGAAGCTCTCCATTAAGACTTGCTTTTATCTCCAATCCTTCTGATAAAACAAGATGTGTTTCTTCCAAATATGCAAGGGCATTTTTTCCGTTAAACTCAGACCAAGTAACATGTCGAGAATTATAAGGATCAAACGGATCCTTAATTGCGGTAATCATTATGTCTTTATTCAACATATTTATAATACCTCTTTTCCCTGCGTATATAAAGAGGTGCTGTTAGTTTTTCAATGCAAACACTCATATTTTTTCTTGTGTGAATAATTTTATCACCACCTATATAAACACCTACATGATGATAAAAACCCGGAATCCCCAAAGCCATTAAAACTAAGCAAGGTAGTTCCCGTTCTTTCAATCGTTCCCATTGTTTTCTTTCACTCCAAATAAAATCACCACATAATTTTAAATCATAATTAATAGCTTCTAAAGCAGTTCTGGCGGCATCATAAGGAGGCACATAAATTTCATACCGTTTAAATACTTCTTCCACAAGACCGTAGCAATCGAGTCCTTTTTTATTTCTTCCTCCTGCAACATATGGGATACCAATTAAATCATTAAACATAAACACCTCTGCTCCCCACTCCTGGTGCTCCCCCAAAATGTTCTGAATTATTCATTGTATTTCTGCAAGTGTACAATGATCTATCACAACTTGTTTCAACTCCAGTATACTGACAACGTGCTCCTTTAAAATCTTTGTATCTGCAAAAATTCCTCATTACTCTATTTCTTGGAAACCTCATTCTAAAAGGATTATTTGCACCTAATATAAAAGTAGCCCACCTATTATCTACACTTGAGTCTAACACATCAAATTGTAATTCAATTTCAGGATCGGGATTATTTGTTCCAGTTCCTAAGGTATCTGTGGTTACATTTGTAGTGTGTACTATCCTTAAAGTAACCTCAGCATTTACCATACCATCCTGTTCTTCCATGTATGATTCCATTACCCTACTAATATTAGATACTCTAATTGTTACTTGAGGAACTTCCCCTTTAGATGTATCTCCTATTTCATCAAATTCAAACGGAAAAGCAACATATGTATTATAACCCTCATAGTTTCCCCAAGTATCAACATCCCCCCAAGCATTAAGAGCCCCCCAAGTATCAAATCCAAGAGTAGCCGGCCAAATAACATTCTCTGTATTTTTAACAAACCGCATGATGGTCCCTGCTACGGATTTAATCTTCAAAAGGACAAGCCATGCACCGGTAGATGTTAATTTATTTTTCTCTAAATATGCACCAGCGGATAAAGTCATTTTATGGTCCTGTTGTTGTTGTGGTACTACTGCTACTTGTTGTGGTACTACTTGTGGTTGACGTTGTTGTCTGAACTGTTATAGTTGAACCTGATATCTCTTCTAAATTAATACCCGTGATATCCCAACGTGCATTTGATCCTGTTCCCACTGAGACAGCTTCAGGTAATTCATCATCCGTAAATCTAACAGTATGGGAAGTTGCTTTAATAGGATGAACAAATGTAAAAGATCCTCCTTGATTATCATCAAAAAAATCAACAAGAGTGTCATATAAGGTGGTAGTCATCATAGCCGCACCTACTTGAAACTTCCACCGAGAAGTAGTAAACCTGCTTCTTGCTTGAACTGCTCCCCCTTCAAAGGGACTTCTGATTTGTGGTTTTGATCTGACCTCTTTAAATAACTCCCAATCAGATGTTCTTAAAGAATAACTTATTAATGGAAAAGTAGCCATTAGCTTAATGCCCCTTTCATATTATCTCTAAATCCGTTCTTATTCCTCGAAGCTCCTTCAAGCACTACGTTTAATATCATCTGCCCCATGTTAAAAGAGGTGTTTGATGACGTTGCTTTAAGCTCGGTATTTGACTTATTATCAAGCACAACTTTAATAGATTTGGGACCTCCCATTGCAGCCATTTGACCTTTAGTGAAAACACCTTCACCTTTTTCTAATATTGCAGGAACTTCATTCTGCTTTGTGACCCCTCTATCACCAGCAATACCACCACTGTGATATTTTTGCAACTCATTCGGAACAACTCCTCCCTTATGCCCTTGTTGCAGTACTCCATATTTAGCATAATCAGTAGAAGCTCCAGCCGAAGCTGCTCTTGCTCCCATAAATCCACTTATAGCATTATAAATCATTTGCTTAATTATCATTTCAGCGAGCCATTTTACAGTTGACTTAGCAAAATCTGTAAAAGCCTCCTTTGCAGATTTTGTACCTTCAGCGAATTGCAATAAAGCATTAGTCATATTGTTGGCAAAGGAGCCCGCAATTTCTTCCCCTATTTTTATCCAAATATCCTTAAACTCTTTGCCTTTTACAATCGTCTGTTCCATTCCAAATGTAAGACGGTCCCACCATGTACCTTGTTTTATAAGAGTCTGTCTTTCTGCCTCATTATAAGCCGTTTGAGTAATAAGATTTTGATCCAATAACATTTTTTGTACATTTAACCATTCTTGAGTATACTTTTCTTTGAGCTTCAGGAGGTCTTTTGTGTTTTTTCCGTCTTCTTTCAAACCATCTTTTCTGACAGCGACTATATTATCCGCTCTTTGTTTTTCTAAAGTATATACAGAATCACTATACGTTTTGTGATCTTTAAGAGCCTCATCACTTTCAGCTCCATATAAAGCAGAAGTTCTGTCCCATTGAACCTTTCTTAAATCTACAATTTTTTCGAGGTGGATTATTTGTAGTGCCTTTAATTCTTCATTAAGCTTTTTAACACTATCTTTGGTTTTATCTGCGGCTTGTCTTCTTATTTCAAAAGCCGTTTTCTCATGCACAATGAGAAGTTGGAGTTCTTTATCCCCCCTGGCTTTTTGTATATCAAGCTTATCTCTTTCAAAAAGAAGCTTACTTTTGGCTTCAGCATCATCCCATTTTTTCTCTACAGCGGCAATAGTTAAAGCATCTTTACCTGCGGCTTTTACCTCTTCCTCTCTATGCTTTTTAATAAGGGCTACTCTGGCTTTATACTGCTCCTCAACTTTCTTAGTTCGATCAGTTTCCAATCTCGCCAGGATATTATGTAACCGCTGCTGAAATTTAAGGGAAGCCTCTTTTGCTTTTTTGTCCTTTTCTACTTCAACCACATCTTTTAACTTTGCTATATACTTATTTAAAGCAGGTAAAACTATTTTATAAATAACGCCCGCAAATGCATGAGATGTATTTGCTCTCTGCTTCATGGCAAATATCAGATTTCTTGTGGATCTAAGGGAATTATCATCTGCCTTAACACTCTCATATACCTGATTACCTAATGCTTTAACTTCATTCTTATATGTTTTTGTATCCTCTATTTGTTTTTTACGAAGCTTTTCCTGCTCTAAAAGCTGGGTTCGGGTAGCTGTTTCCCTAACAGCAGGATTTAAATATTGTGAAGGCATTGAAGCAAGATTCTCTTTTATCTTCTTTAATCTTGCAGCATCCGCCGTCATTTCTTTAGTAAGAACTTTAATGTCCTCTGCCCGTTTAACTATTTCATCCTCTTGTTGTCTTTTTACTACTTTATTTAATTCATCTAATATTGACTTAAATCCTGCATAAGAACGGACAGTAGTATCTATTATAGTAGCTAACTCAGGATGAGTTTTTTTCAACCTTTGCAATAAGGCTTCATGTTGAAGTGTAACCCTATTAGTTTTCTTAATCTCCTCCATAGCAGAGGTAAGAGCACCACCATACGTTTTTAACGAAACAATACTCCCCTGTAGAACTACAATTTGTTTCTTTAATACTAAGTGAGCATCCTTAAATCTATTTGTAAATTTATTCAGGGCTATGCCGGCAATAACTATTACAGCAACAAAAGCAGAAAAAACAGGATTGACAAAAAACAAAGCAGTGAAAAGTTTTCCAATAGCAGGAAGGACTCCAACCTTAATAACCTTTGCAAGTAATGCTAAAACTTTTACTAAAACAAGAGTAGCCGTTGTCCATAATGTAAATTTAACAACAAGTTGTCCTACATAAGTATCTGTTAGTGCGGTTACTAATATTATGGTGGTTTTCAAAACATCTATCAAAAGTCGGAGTGCTCCAGCAACCCCGGCCTTTCCAATAGATATCGCAAGCACTCCCGCTCTATCTGCTAAGTTTTTAAATCCGATTACAAGACCTTTAGCCTGTATTTCGGCCATCTTCTCTGCGGCACCTACTTCTTGCACTTGATTCCATGCATCTTTAAATTTAGTGCTTAGAAAAGCATCAGCTATAACAGCGGCAGCTTGTGCTCCTCTTAATCCAAACAGCTTAAAAGCCTTCGTCATATCTATAGTTTCACCATCCATCTTAACTATAGACTTTGAAAGATTTCCCATTGCTTTCTGATAGCCCACAAGCTTGGGATTAATAGAATCTACCGAGATTCCGTAATCATCAAGAGCCTCTTTTAATTTTCGACTCGGAGCAACCATTCGGGCAAGAACTTGTCTGAACCCTGTACCAATTGTGCTTGCTCTCAAACCGTTATTTGCAAGTGTCATCATTGTGGCTGCGGTTTCTTCTATTGTTAATCCTACCTGAGCCGCAGCAGCACCGATGAAGTTAAAAGCTGTACGAAGTTTGGAGATTGTTAATTTTGATTTATTGATAGCATTAGCAAAAACATCAGAGACCCTGCTTGCTTCAATG